GCTGCTATCAATGGTCTACCTGACTCTGGACATGGGTTGTGTCTACCCCCTACTGTGCATAGCACAGAGTCTTGCGGAGCAATCCCAAGGACAAGGACTATTCGTATTAAAGAGTATACTTGTTGGTGGCCACCTCTGAGTCTGATACCAATGACACCACTAGCACCAAACCGTGCTACAGTATTAGTCAATGGTTATCCAATCATGCTTGCAGGTGACAAGTTTATAAAACATCCGTCAACCTGCACTAACATAGTAATCCATATGTGTCCATGTGGTAAATCACTATGTCCAAAACCTACACCCTACCCATGCTCAGTCTTAACGACAGAGGATGGAGGTGTAGGACACGATAGGACTCTATATCCTACAACCTTAACTGTGTTTGCACTCAAGCGATTGATTGCTAGACAGTTAGACCCACTAGGAGTCGGATTTCCTGGCTTCTCGTATCCTTGCTCATCAGTAGTAGCCTATGGCTCTATGAATGTTTGGGCAGGTTAATCACTTTATTAAATTATTATGGCAACTAGATCAACAGCCTTCGTATCGGGTGGAGTAGATACAAAACCTAAGAAGACAAGACAGGGTAAAAGTCAGAATACAAAACTTTCTGCTACCTCTAGAAATAAACCGCGTAAAAAGTATCGTGGACAAGGCTAAATAATAAAGTATAACTTATATTATGGCAAAATTCATATTCATGTAGAGTGTCATACAGAATTAGATCAGATAAAAACATAAGTCGTGGTTTTAGAGATTTTGCAATGTCTTTCAAAGCAAATCCTAATAGCCGCGACTTTGGTGCTGTCAAAAATGAGAATGCAATCAAACAGGCAGTGCTAAATTTGATCAAAACCGATATAGGTGAGAAACCTTTTCAGTATGATGTCGGATCTCGAGTGACAGGACTTTTATTTGAGCCTTATGATGTTTTTACAGGTGAGGCGATCAAAGACGAGATTAACAGCACTTTAGATAGATACGAAAAACGCATAAGAGTCGTATCTGTTAACGTAACAGACGGTTTCGATACAAACTCACTTGAAGTAAGAGTAGAGTATACGATTGTTGGAGAAAGAATCGTTAAAGAAATCGATTTCATACTAGAGAGGACGTAATGCCTGCAGTACCATCAGAATTAACCTCCTTAGATTTCTTTGAAATCAAGGAATCCATAAGATCATACCTTAGGACACGATCAGAGTTTACTGATTACGACTTTGAAGGATCTGCTGCGTCTTATTTGTTAGACACTCTTGCATACAACACATATTATACAGCATTCAATGCTAACATGTCTCTTAATGAGGCATTTCTAGAAACATCTACTGTCAGAGACAATATTGTTAAGGTTGCTAAGCAACTTAACTACACTCCTCGTAGTGTTAAGTCTCCAAAAGCATATGTGACAGTAAGTGTGCAGACTTTAATCGGTGCAAATGGTTTAACCTACCCTGAGCAAGTTACAATTAACAAGGGTGACTCATTTAGTGCTGAAAATAACTTTGATGATTATATTTTTACAATCCTAAGTCAAGTACAAGCACCTGTTGATCAATCTACTGGTATTGCTACCTTTAGATGTCTTGCAACTTATCAGGGCAACCTACTTACTTACTCGTTTATTGTTAATAACACAAAAAGACAAGAATATATTATTCCTAGTGAAGATGTAGACACTGAAAGAATGATTGTTTACATTTCTCCTTCTGTGCAGTCTTCTGAAATTGATATTTACAACAAATCAACAACCTCTGTTGACTTAGACTCAAATTCTCGTATTTACTTCCTTGAAGAAGTTGACGATTTGCGTTATAAGGTAATCTTCGGTGATGGAGTGTTGGGAAGACAACTAGTTGACGGTGAATTTGTAAAAATTGACTATGTAAGGACTGTTGGTAAGGAAGCAAACGGTGCAAGAGACTTTACCTTCATCGGTACAGCATCTGATAGCGAAGGACGCATCGTTGGTAACAGCTCAATCACTGTTGTGACCGAAAATCAGGCAGCAGACGGTGAAGATAGAGAAACACCTGTTTCTATCAAGTATAATGCTCCTAGATTGTATACAACACAAAACAGAGCAGTTACAGAAAGAGATTTTGAGAATCTAGTAAGACAACTATATCCACAATCACGATCAGTAGTTGCATATGGTGGTGAGAAGTTAAATCCTCCTGTTTATGGTAAGGTGTATGTTGCGGTTAGACCTAAGACTGGTGCTAAGCTCAACGAAACAACAAAAGTAAGAATTAAAAACCAGTTGAAGGATTATTCAATCGGTGCTATCGACCCGATTATCATTGACCCAACAACTCTCTATGTTATTCCTAAGTCTTACGTTTACTATAACGGTAATGACACTAATCTTAGTTCTAATGACCTAAGGACAAAAGTGTTGAAGAATATCGACGACTACAACTCACAAAATGCTGCAAATAGATTCAACAATAGATTTGAAGGATCTAAGTATTCTGGAGTAATCGATAATTCAGACCCTGCTATCTCAGGTAGCACATCTCAAATAACCCTTGGTCAAAATATTGACGCATTCCAGTTTGGTCAAGTATTTAACCAGTGTTTAGACTTCAATAATCCTTTATTCAGACCTGGCGACTATTCGGGCAGCCCAGATGGTAATGGCACCTCAGGGGACGGCACAGATGGGTCTGACGGCACATGTAAACCAACCTTCTCCGTAGTTAAGTCAGGCACATTCTATGCAACTGGATATACTGAGACTCTTCTAAACAATGCCAATCTAACTAGTGGTGTTGTGCAAGTAGATACAGCAACATTATCTTCTACAAATACACAAACCCTTGTCCCTGTAAATCTAAGAGACGATGGTAAAGGTAACATGATGCTTGTTACTATTAGAGATGAGGCAGAAGTCATCCTAAACAATAATGTCGGATCAGTCAACTACAATACTGGTGAAGTATGTGTAGGACCTCTAAACGTTGCACTGACACCTGACAACACATTAAGAATTCCAGTAGTAGTTTACCCCAGTGGTGGATCACTCGAGCCTCCTGCAGGCACCGACCCAATCATCTTCAACCCAGACGTCAATCCAATCGATTATACGATCAACGACTTGTCAGTCCCTATCTTCGATCCTAATAATTTCAGTGGATTTAACTTTGGTGGTGGAGAGCTAAATATACTTGACTACCCAACGGATACTTTCACTTATCCCGATATTACGGACTGCTTCTAATAAGATATGTCTAGAGTTAATGTTTCTGACAGAGTTGAGCAACAACTCCCTGACTTTATTAAGTCAGAGGATAGAGCGTTTGTACAATTACTTCAAGAATACTACAAATCCCAAGAGAAGGTCGGTAGACCTTACGATATTCTTAATAATGTACTTGATTATCTTGACTTAGACACTTACCAGTCAAATGTCTTAACATCTCAGACTACAGTGCTTCAAGCGATCGGTTTGAATGACACAGAGATTGTTGTAGAAGATATTGACGGATATCAAGAAAGAAATGGTAGTATACAGGTTGATAATGAAATCCTGTATTACGAATCGGTAACCAGAGGTCCTGATGCTATCATGACACCTGGTATTGCACCACATGAATTTAAAAAGAAAGAGCAAGCACTAGAAAATCCATATTACGAGTTTGATGGAGTCCAAACTACATTCGCACTAAAGTATCAGGGTAACCCAGTTAGTCCTGCATCTGTAGATCATCTAATTGTTACTGTTTATAATGTAACTCTTAAACCTACAGTTGATTACATTGTCAGTGGCACTAATATCATCTTCACAGTGCCCCCTAGGACACCCACTGGTGGCGATGACCAAGGTTTTACTAATATTACCTATCTCATAGGCTTTGCAGATAAAACCATTGTCACAATGGATGCTGTGTCATATACAGAATGGCAAGGCACAAAATATTACCCTCTAAGAGTAAATGGTCAAGCATATACTCCAATTTCTGATGTTTCTCTAATTGTAAACCGCACAGGACAATTACAGAAACCTTTTGAGCAATTTAATGTCTACCAAGATACTCTTGTTACTAAGTTTGCCTTAGGTAGTGCCGATACCCTTCATGTTAGAGCGATTGAGTTTGTACCTGCGTCTTTTGGTAGTGGTGCAGATGCAGTATGTAATGTTGTAGACAATAAAATCGATACAATCTTAGTTAAGACAGGTGGTAAAGGATATAGACTAGATTTTGCTCCTAGAGTAAACATTCAAACTGCAACTGTTGGAGAATATGCAACAGCACACAGTTTAGTTGGTGGTATTAAAGATATTCAGTTAATTTCTGGTGGTCAAGGTTATACATCTTACAATCCTCCTATTCCTTTAGTCACTGCACCTACCAATGCTAATGGTAGACTGGCAAGAGTGTCTTTAACAGTCAATGATACTACTGGAATGGTTGATACTGTCACTATCACTGATTCTGGATCAGGATATGACTTTGTGCCAGTTATCACCTTCAATAATCCTGGCGGAGCAACTATTTCTGATGCAACTATTGACTCTGAAGGTAGATTGAATGTAGATACTATCACAGTTACTGCACCAGGTCTTAATTATGCTAATCCTCCTACAATCTACATCGATCCTGCTCCTGACGGTGGTATTAACGCTATTGCAGAGTGCTCTCTAACAGCAGAGGGTGGTTTAGCATCAGTTACTATCATCAATAGAGGAAGAGGGTATGTAACCCCTCCTAGATGCCGTGTAGTAGACCCTGTTGGTGCTCAAGTCTTAGATGTAACCGTATCTAGTGGTGCTGTTACAGATATTGAGTTATTGACTGGTGGTAGAGGTTATACTGACGCTCCATCTGTTTATATTGTTGACGATCGCAAAGATGCATACGGCACTTCTATAGGAGGCACAGGTGCAACTGCTGCTGCGACTATTTTTAACGGTGAGTTGACCGATATCAACATTACCAACTTTGGTACTGGATATAGCGAAGCAAATCCTCCTAAAATTTATATTGCTGAGCCTCAAGCAGCAAAAGCATCTGTAAACGTTGGATACGACGAAGTTACTGGATTTGTAATCGAAGAGCGTGGTAGAAACTACGTCCCTAGTGCATTTAATGGTATTGTGCGTGGTGTTTCTAACGTTATTGATTATGACGAATATGGAAACCAAGTTTTTGCAAAAGAAAGTCAAATTACTACTAGCACACACCCAATCGGGTCTATAGTAAGAAATCTTGACTCATTATTCATCTATCAGTTATTTGAGAAGTTTAGAAAGCAATATCTGCCCACTATTCAACTAGATCCAAGTAAAGTTAACCCTGTTAACGTAATTAAGAATATCAGGGACTTCTATCTTGCTAAAGGTACTGCATTGGGTGCAAAATACCTTTTCAAGATTCTTTTTGGTGAAGAGATTGAGGTATCATATCCTAAAGAGCAAATTATCTCTCCATCTGCTGCTACATGGACTGTAGACACGATTTTAAGGACACAAGTAGTATCTGGTGACCCTGTTAACTTAATTGACTCTGAAGTTATTCAATATGCTGATGATGTTGACCAAAATGTCAAATATGCTTCAGCATTGGTTGAAAATGCAATTTCAATCATTAAAGGTGAAGATACAATCTATGAATTAGTAATATCAGAAGAAACTCTCACTGGTATCTTTAAGATTCCTTATAGGACTCGTCTTGTTGAGCCATTAACCACTACAGGACAAATTGTAACTGTTGACTCTACTATTGGGTGGCCAGAGAGAAACGGCACCTTCAATATTGGCGATAATGAAGAAGTCCAGTATAAAGAGAAGTCACTTAACCAGTTTATCGAATGTACTCGATCAAAAAACAATATTATCGAAGATTGGGATCCTGGCACTGTTATTACTTCCAATATCTTCATATATGCCAATAGAGGCACTACTACTGAAGTTAAGATGCGTGTTTTGGGTATTGCCGAAGCAGGAAGCACAGTACTCGACGATACAGGATCATATTACTTACCTGGCGATAAACTAAAGGTTGCATCACTTGGATCTGACTCTGTTGGTGAAGAAAGACTAGAATCATGGTTTTATAACGTTAAAAAACTTATTAGCGTCTCTGCTATCGATCCAGGCTCTCTTTCTCAAGTTGCAACAGTAACAACTGCTGAGCCTCATGGATTACTGGTAGAAGACACAGTTACAGTGTATGGTGCAAACCCAGTTATCTTTAACGGCACATTCCAAGTATCTTCTCGTATTGACGAATTTAATTTCTCATATAGAGTTGCAACAGCAACTGATATCATCCCAGTTGGTAATATTCTACTTTCAGTCGATCTTAACAGAGGTAAGTCAACTGAGACTCCAATCAATAACGTTGTTACTGAATTTACGACTAATATTCAGAATTCCTTCTTTAATGCTGATTATGTCTACGTTGCAGCGTCAGGTCTTCCAAACTACAAGATAGGACCTTTTATTGGGTCTGCATTGATTCCTGGCAACCAAAGAAAGCTTGTTAGAATTCCTAGAGTTGTAAATACCGTTTCAGAGCGTCAAGCGATCGCTGCTAACAGTGCAATCGGATCTTGGGTAAATGGTGTAAGTATTTGGTGTTATAAGTCAAGAGAGTCAGTCCTTTTCGGTCCTTTGACTGGAATTGTTGTTTCTAATGCAGGTGTCAACTATGATGCGGGATCTCCTCCAGAAGTCCTTATTGAAGGTGGTGGAGGTAGTGGTGCAACTGCTACTGTTACAGTTAATGGTAGTGTTGACTCATTTGAGGTAACAGCACAAGGATCTGGATACACATCATCACCTTTGATCTCTATTGTTGGTGGTGGAGGATCTGGTGCATCTGCAAGTGCAGTTGTTACTAACGGTGCTATTACAAGAATCCTAGTATCAAACGCAGGTAGTGGATTCACATCACAACCATCTATCACAATTACTGGTGGTGGAGGTAGTGGTGCTGCAGCAACTGCTAATATTCGAGGTCCTATCTCTGGTGTTACACTAACAGGTGGTGGATCTGGATATACATCTCTACCAACTGTATCTGTTACATCTGGTGAAGGTGCATTAGCACAACCTATTGTATTGAATGGTAGAATCGTTTCTATCGCTATTATTAACTCTGGTCGTCGTTATACCACTGCACCAAGAGTTGTAATTAATGGAGATGGTTTTGGTGCTGTTGCTAAAGCAACTATTGCAACTACTGGAGAAGACAAGGGTAAAGTCATTGGTATCACTATATCTAACAGAGGTATCAATTATATCCAAGGTACAACAACTGTAAGACTAGATGCTGTTGGTGAGTTGGCAACATTCACTGCACAGGTGTTTGAGTGGAATAAAAACTTTGAATATGACCTTGCAAACAAATATGACATTGCAAGAGGTTATGTTTTTACTGGTCTTAACAACCAGTATGGTGGAGAGTATGCTCACCTTTCAGATCCAAAAGAATTACGTTATGTTGTTGGAGACAACGTATTCCTTAATCAAGAGACAGGCAACTTCCAAGAGATCTCCCAAAACTTCCTACACTCTCCAATTTTAGGATGGGCATATGATGGTAACCCAATCTATGGTCCTTATGGTTATGCAAATCCAACTGATCAAAACAGTGGTGTAAGAAGACTTCGCACATCATATAGACTAAAACCAGAAATTGTAGCAGATGCAGTAACTAATCCTAATCCTGCTAGAGTTGATGGTCCTTTACTCGCAACTTATCCTGCAGGATCATTTGTGCCTGATTATGAGTACGTATTCCAAGCAGGTGACTTAGATCAGTATAACGGTCGTTTCTGTAAGACACCTGAGTATCCTGATGGCACATATGCATACTTTGTTACTATTGATGCATCTGACGCAGGTATTCCAGAATTCCCATACATTATGGGTCCTGCATTTAACTCACTTCCAGATGAGTGGAATTTAAGTCAAGGTGCAGTCCAAGAGAATATTCCAGCTGATGTTGTAAGATATAGAGTCCCATATGAGAATGTAGACATCGATGTTGAGCGTTTACCAAACCAAGAGGCAGATGTCCTAACAACTGAGATTGAAGGTTATCCAATCATCTTTGAAGTCCAAGATACTAACCAAGATGGTATTATTGATGCTAATGAGCAACAGGAAGTATTAGAGTTACAAGAAGAGCCTACTCTACAAATTTACGATTATTTCCCTCAAGTTTCACTTGAATCTAAAGTTGACATCGATGTAGAGACTGTTACTCAATTTGAGACTGCACAGATCGATGGTTTTGTTGTAGAGAATCCTGGCATCTCTTATCAGGTTAATGACACCGTATTCTTTGATAATACTGATACAGGTGGATTTGGTGCTTCTGCAATCATTGATAGTATTAAAGGTGTTGCTATTAGTGCCTATGTCAAAGAAATTATTGGTGACAGACCATATGGTGTAATTACAACTTCTCTGAATCATGACCTTATAGCAGGTGATGAAATCATTGTTGATTCTACTCCTATCACAGCAAACACTAATAAAGAGTTTAAAGTTAAAGTTGTAGATGGTATTGAGAGCGTTACTGTAGATACACAAGGTGTTGGATATAATGCTGCTTTACCTCCAACTTATGAGTTGGTTGAAGGTGGTAGTGGAATTGACGCTGACTTTACTATTAATCTTGATGCTGCAGGTGTTGCAGATTCATTTACTATCGTTAACTCTGGTAATGGATATAGTGTTGATACACCTCCTCAGATCAGAGTATCTCATCCTCAGTCAATTACAAAAACACGTTATTGGTTATCTGAGTATTTGAATGATAGTGGTAACGTTACTGTCCATGATAGTATTGCAACTGCTAATAGAGACTACTATGTTTGTGGATCTCTTAAAGAAGATCTAGATAGTGACCAAGTTGGTTTCCTTGCTAAGTTTAACGACCTTGGTGAAGTGCAGTGGGTAAGGACATTACTTCCAAATAATACAGGTGTTAAGACACTCGAATTTACTTGTTTGTATGTTGATGACTCACAAGAAAACGACCTCGTATATGTTGGAGGCCAAACATATGACCCCAATAATCCCAATTATAATCCAGATGTCTGGTTTGGTAAGTATGAGTCAGAAAGAGACGCACAAAACAATCCTACAGGTACTTTAAAGTGGCAGAAGTCTATTGCAGGTATATCTGGTGGACAGCGTAAAGATTATATCACTGATATCTACTTAGATGAAAATAACAACATATACATCGTAGGTTACACTGATACACAGGCAATCGATGCTAATGATATTTGGATTATCCAATCTAATAATGATGGTGACTTAAAAGAGAAACGTAAGATATCTTCTGCAAATGGTGATGAGGATATTACTCAGATTAGATGGATAGCAAATAGTCAATTCTTCTTTACTGGCGTTAACCAGACTACTGACAACTTAATATATGGCACATTCTCATATGACGGATCAAATATCAACGTTGATTATGTTAAACAGATTCCTGCACTTGGTGGTTATGTAAGAAACCCAAGATTTACTATTGACGAATATAATGATGTATTCTTCTTATATGATGTCTATAATAATGCAAATGGTAAGTTTGAGAAGATGCAACTTGGTAAGATTCCTCTTGCCGATGCAAATGCAACTGAAATCATACCTCCTTCTTCTACTCCTACAGCAAAACCATGGTTGTGGCGTAAGACACTTACACCTCAAGGTAATTATGTTTCTATCAAAAATACAGGATTACACGTTGATGTATTTGGTGATATTGTTGTTACTGCTGCTATCGACTATGACGAAGATAGAAAGGTAACTACTGTATCTTCACTTAAGTATGACGGCACAATTCAAGCAGAATCACTAATAGAAACAACTGATTCTGTTGGACAAGTTGGTAAGTCATCTATTGTCGATAACTCTGGAGATATC